ATTTTTCATTATATTATTTTTTTTATTTTAAAATCTTGGAACAATATATCCTTTCCTTTGCCTCCTAGATGTACTAATTTATCAAAATTATCAGTTTTAAATAAGTAAGGTACTTTACCTTTATCTATTAAAAACTGCTCTACTAACATTTGCGAAGCACAAGCTGAAAATTGGATATTATTTTTTATAAACTTATACTTAGGTTCAACATATTTCATATAAAAGTTTTGAGTTTTTCTATATTCATTAATTAACTCCATTTTTAAAGAATTGTTATTAAAGTACATCAACCCTAAATTAATAGAAGAACTATTGTTGTGTTCCCAACAAGGAACGTGTTTAGTGATACCTTCTTCAACTAAAATTTTTTTATACCAACTTACATTATCCCTCACTCTATCAATATGTAATTCAAATCCTATATCAGTATTAGTGGGTATAAATAATTCTTTATCAAAAAACATATCCCCATCAGTAATTAAAAATTCTCCATCTAGCAATTCAGCTATATCAAACTTCAAATCAGCTAAAAAGATAAATTCTTTTTTTTCTCTTATTATAACTTCGTCTACATATGGTTTAAATAAATCAACGTTTTCTTTATCTGTATAAATTATCTTGTAGTAGCTGCTTGGAGTAAACTCTAAGGATTTTTTGTAAAGGTACTGTATATAATCATGAGGTAATATATTATTTTTGTTACCTCTTTTAAAATCTTTACTATAAGTCCAAATCAATCTCACTCAATAATTTTTTAAATGACTCTTCTGGGGAGTCGAATGTTGTGTTGATAGAAATATAATTATCATTAGGAGGCATGTATGCTATCGCAGCAAAATGGTCTCTTTCTCTTTTTTCAGTTGTGTAGACATATATTTCTTTAAAATCTTTACCTATAAGTTCTTTAAAGTCTTCTCTTTGATCAATGTAAGGAGATACTAATGCTACTATAACATCTTCTCCTTTATTATGTAAATAATGAGCTATATGTTGAGCTGTACTTACATTTTCAACTCTTCCTTTTATCGAATAATCTTTATTAGAGAAAAGATCTCTCATATCATCTCCATCTATAAGGTATGCATGAGGTAATTCTTGGAATAACATTCCTGCAAGTGTCGTTTTCCCAGCCATTGGCTGACCTGTAAACCAATATATCATATAAAATTTTTTTTATGTTTAATTAAATGATTAAAATTATGTACTACGTTAGGTTGATTATTAACCTTGATAAGCATTTCTAAAAACTCTTCGTGATCTGGATGTTCAGGATTGCTTATATCTTTTGATTTATATTCTTGATCACTAAAAGTACCCCAGTTAGTAATATGATTAAAGAATATAGTAAAGTTTTTATCTCTTAAATTATATGAACTATTGAATAATTGACAGAACATTAACATTTCTCTAAAGTTAGTATCTTGTGTAACAAATGAAAAAGTAAAGTTCTTTATAGTATTAATAGTTGTAATAAATTTTAAATTATCTAATAATTTTTCCCATACTCCACCTAATCTTACTTCATTTTCATAAGTTTGTTTAGTAGCTGCATCAATCGATATCTCACAAGTCTTTACATATGGATGAATTTTATCTAATTTATTCCATAATGCTTCAGTCCATAGGCTACCATTAGTTAATATATGAATATTTTTTAATTTAGGAAACTTTTTATGATCAAATCTTAATAAAAATTTTCTAAAACTATTAGAAAAGAATGGGTCGCCTCCCCCAGTTAAAGTTATTTTTTGTAGATTAGGAGCTAGTTCTTTTTCTACCTGTAAAAGTTTATCTTCTACTGATTGTAGTTCTTTTCCTTTAAAGTTAATAAAATCTAATCTACAAGAAGGACATTTATAATTACAGCTTTCATCAAAACATAAATTTACATTATTAAGAGTTAGTTTATTTACATAGTTTATAGCTTCTTCTGTTTTAGGTATAAATCTACCGTCTAAATTTATTCCTTTTTCTATAGAAGATAAATGAGGACATTGAGTTTTACTGCAATATTTATAAGACCCATCTAAAATAGAATCTCTAATTTTGTTTGCTTTAGTACTATTAAAGTCATTTAGCATATTACCTGTACTGTAGACATCTTCGTTCAGCCAACCTGGGCAGCAGAGGTAGTGGCGGTCTTTAAATACTTCAGAGTACTTAAAAGGTATAACGCATATAGAATTAGAATATGACATTACTTTCTATATTTTTTTTTAGGATCTACAAACTCTTTCATTATACTATACTCTATATCCATTTTCATATCACTCAAGCATTGATTTACTTTTGTTTCTTTTCCTGAAAAGAGATCTTCATACCAGATAATAAGTTTATCTAGTCTATTTGATAAATTTAATAAATTATTGTAACCATATTCATAATCTAAATTATACCTGTTTAAAAGGTCTTTATTTTTTTCTTTTTCAAAAATATAAGGTTTATGCCATTCATTAGGAGTCTTAAAATTTCTAATTGCATAAGAAAGACTTTCAACCTGTTCTTTTTGATTCTTTCTACCAATAAGAATAGTTTTATCAAATTTCTTTATTATAGATAAATGAGCGGTAACACCGTTTTTACTTTGTATAGTTCCTTTAGGAGTTTTTATACTATAGTTTAAAGGATAATGAGTTGACATACTTTTAACTATAACTCTTTCTGGAAGATGAAAATCCAAGGGCAGTTTACCATTTATTCTATTTTCAGTCCAAGGTTCAGATATAGTTTGACATTTATAAATTTTTGCCAAAGCTCTCATTAATGCTGTAGAACCGCTTCTTGGTTGACCTATAATTAAAATTTTCATATAACTTAATTATAAATAGGAAAAGCCGCGTAGTAGCGGCCTTCCAAGTAACTTAATAAAAAATTATGCTGCGTATTGAGCTAATAATTTTTCTACATGTGCTTTCGCAACGCTATATTCAACTTCTCCAGTCTCATCCTCATATTGTACAGGGTCATCCACACCCAAGTTGATGAATGCTTCAATCCTTTCAACAGATGATGCTGATTTATAGTCGCTATTACCGCTAGGATAGGGCTTGTAAGAAGTATTAGTACGTTTGTAAACTTCATCAAACTCAATTCCGAGCTCGTTAACCAATCTTTGTCCATCTTTTAAAATTCCAAGTTTATCAGTATCTAAGTAAGGAGTAGCATAATTTACTTTATCTGCATCCCAGTTACCTAATCTAAAGGCATAATCGTCAGCATCTCTAAATTCTTGTCTACAGTCTGGATATATTGCATGATCTCCTGCATGTATACCTAGAGCAATATCAGTCTCTAAACCATTTGCATTAGCTTCTGATAAAGCAACTGCTTGTACTAAAGAAGCAAATATTTTATTTCTATTAGGTACTACAGTAGCTTTCATATTATCTTCTTCATAATGACCTTCCGGTACATCATCTCCTCCAGTTACTAATGCTGAGTTAAGAAGATTAACTAATCCGTCAAGTTTAATAACTTGATATTTAATATTCTGACCATTAGCATTTAAATAATCTACTAATGATTGAGCTCTTTCAAGCTCTACTCTATGCTTCTGACCGTAATCAAAAGATAAAGCAGTTACATTATCATACTCAGATAAACATCTAAGTAATAAAGTTGAGGAGTCCATCCCTCCTGAAAGACTAACTACGACATTTTTCGCCATTTTATATAATAATTAAATTTTGCCAGGTATTATAAAGCGTATAGGCAAACGCTATTCTAATATTGAAATTAAGGAATCTTTTACAGTTTCCCAACGTTCTATATAACTTTTTAAATCGTAAGTTTTACCTTCTTCATTAAGTTTCTCTCTTGCTATAGTTCTTAAACCTGCTCCAAAAGTAGAAGGATAACTTACTGTCTTAATATAACTAGTATTATTTTCTCCTTTTATAACATTTTCAAATACTGTATAGCCTCCTGTTTGTGATCTAGTAATGAAAAAAGGATCCATTTTAGGATCTTTAATTATAGTATCACTTGCTGGTATTGAATCTGGATTTCGTAACATTTATGATAAAATTAATTCGGTTAATTGTTCTTTTGATAATCTACCTTCTTTAGTAACTCTACTTCCATCTTCTCTAATTAAGACAGTAGTAGGTACTGATTCTATTTTAAATTCATTAGCTAAACCGCTAGTATCTTTATCTATATCTACATTGTATAGTTTAACTTGATCTTGATAATCAGGTACTACCTTATCCCAAGTCTTTCCGTAAATTTTACATGGACCACACCATGTTGCATAAAACTTAATTAGCTTTTTTTCTGCCATATCTATCTCTTGTTTTTTTGTAGTGATCTGCTTTAGAAAATTTTCTTTCTTTTTTTGTAGTATTGCCACCAGAACCTCTAGTAGCTAACCATTCTTTTAACTGAACGTATCTTTGTTTAGCTGAATTTTTTGACATATAACTTATTTACTATTAATATAAGAAAAATAGTTCGAGTTATCAACTAAATCTTGCATAAAATTGATCAGATCCAGTAAAAGTTGTATTGGTTATTGAAAGTGGATTAGATGCGGTCCAAAGGTTACCTCCTGTAGCAGAATCATACCAACCTTGAAAAGTTTCAGGATAAGCATTATTAGCTTCTATAGTAAAGACTCCAAAGTCAATAAAGCTTACTGTTTGAGATAATGAACCTGTAGTAGGTCCAGCAGCAACTGGGAATGTAATAGATACAGTACTTGTTGTGCTAGTTGAATGAACGTCAAAGTATCTAGTAGAAGGTTTAGCTCCTCCTATAACGCTTAAGCTACCAGTTTCTCCATTACAAGGTCCGTTTACACATTTAGCAAAAAACGTGTTATAAGAGTCAGGAACATTATCTATTTGAAGAGTTCCTGAACCGGTAAGGTTAGAAGCAGAAATTGTGGCAAGCAGGTTGCTAGCTGTAATAGCAGTGTGGTATATTTCTAATACAGTTAAGTCAAATCCTAAGGAACCAGATTCCGAAATTAAAATACTTTTTGGCATACTTATAAATAGTTATCCATCACAACTTAAGCAGTCAGTATCGGTTCTACTACCTATATCACCGTTAATAACCGAATCAGTTCTTAAATAATATAAAGTTTTTATCCCTAATCTCCAAGCCGCTTGATGAACTTCGTTAATAAATTTAGGACTATCGGTTGGATCGAAAGCTAGGTTAAGTGATTGTGTTTGATCTATGTATTTCTGTCTAGCTGCTGCTTGTTCAACTAATTGTAATTGATTTATTTCAGCAAAAGTTAAAAATATAGGTTTATCTTCTGCAGGCATTACATCTTCAGGTAAATTAGCAATACTTCCTCTATCTTTCATAATTTGATCCCATACTTCTTCTGTATTAGCTCCTTTTTCTTCTAAATAAGTTTCTAATGCAGGATTTTTTCTTATAAAAGTACCTTTTGCTGAATTAAAAGTATAAACATTAGCAGGTACAGGTTCGATTCCTGCAGATACTCCTCCTGATATAGTACTATTAGATACTGTAGGTGCTACTGCAATCAAATGAGTATTTCTTTGACCGGTACCTCTACACCAAATTGGTTCTCCGTATTCATCCGCAAGCTTTCTTGAAGCAGTTTCGGCTTTAGTTCTAATATCTGAGAATATTTGATGAGTCAACGATGTAGCTCTTATAGAACCGAATGGTATCCTTTCATTTTGTAATAAAGTATGCCATCCAAGTACTCCTAAACCAATAGCTCTACCTTTCTTGGCGGATCTATGGGCTCTTACAAGTGACTCTCTTCCAGAAGTTTTTGCCAAGAACTCTTCTAATACTCCATCTAAAAAATATATTGCGGTTTCTACTAGGTCCGTGTTTTTCCATTCATCCCATTTAGTTAAATTAACGCTTGATAGACAACAAATAAAACTATGCTCTTCATCTGTATGAAGAGTTATTTCAGAACAGATATTCGTCATACTAACATCCAAATTATTTTTCTTATAAGCTGGAGGGTTAGCATTATTAACAGTATCTTTAAACATTATATAGGGTTCACCAGTTTCTACTCTAGATTTAAGAATTTTAACCCATAATTCCATTGCCTCAGCGTCTCTATGCTCTAATTTTTGCATAAATTCATCGTCCACTGTAATACACTGGTGAAGATTTAGACACTGTCTGTTAGGGTCTCCTTTAGGTCTTCTTATTTCTAAAAATTCTGCTATATCTGGATGATTTATATCTAAATTAACTGAAGCAGCACCTCTTCTTACTGCTCCTTGATTGGTAGCTATAATAGTAGAATCGTATATTTTAGCCCATGGTACTACTCCTTCAGAGGTACCCATATCACCACTACCTATTTTAGTTCCTCTTCCTCTTATTCTTGATAATCCGATACCTACTCCTCCTCCTAAAGAGGTAAGCCTCATTAATTCTGCATTAGTGAGCCCTATACCTCTTATAGAGTCAGGGGTGTCAATACCAAAACAAGAGATAGGAAGGCCTCTATCAGTACCTGTATTTGATAGTACTGGGGAGGCTAAGTTTAACCAACCTTTCCACATATAGCGGAAAAATTTATTTGCTAAATCTGGTCGGTCTAATCTTTTTGCAATTCTTTCTGCTACACGTCTATAAGCAGTTTTAGGAGTTTCATCGGGAAGAAGATAACCTTTTGATATTGTCGCTATCGAAACTTCGTTCATCCATTCTGGGTAATCTTTCCCAGCTACCCAGTTGCTGGTATCTACTACTACTGTCATTGATATTTAAATTATTAAAATGCAGTAGACCAATCTAAATGGCCTTTAGCATAATTTGTAACTCTATTAGCAAAAAAGTCTGTTTGCTGTTTACCAGCTATAACTGCATCAAACCATTTCATAGTTTTTAATGCTCCTTTATCTATTTCTTCTGCAGGAATTATAGGTTTTAAACCTAAGTCAGCCATTTTAGTATTTACTCTATGACGAATAAAATTCTTAAGTTCATCTTTACCTAAATTCTCTAAATCGCCCATCTCAAATACCTTATCGATAAAATCAAATTCTAATTTTAAAGCTAAATGAGCTGCGTCTTCAATTTCTTTAATTAATTTTTCAGTTTTAAATTCAGGATGTTCTTTCATTAAAGTTCTAAATAACCAGCATCCTGCTTCTGAATGTAGAGATTCATCTCTTACTGACCATTCTACTATCTGTCCTACTCCTTTTAATAAGTTTCTCATTTTATAAGATAACAAAACTGCAAAAGAACTAAATAAATTTACTCCTTCGGTAAATGCTGAAAATATAGCTAATGATTTAGCTCTTTCATGCCAGTTAGGAGTACCGTCATGATTATCTCTAACATTCATTAACGCTTCTATCTTAGCCATAGTAGCTTCATCTTCCATAAACTCAGCAAAGTTATCTAAACCTAACTGTTCGTTTAATAAAGAATATGCTTCAGCATGAATAGTTTCACTTGATCCTAATGTAGTCCCCATCATTATAACTTCCGGCTTTCTAAACCACTTAGTAACTAAAGTAGACCAGTAATCGTTTACTATAGTTTCAGTTTGTGCAAATCCTTTTAAAATTTGGCCTACTACGTTCTTTTCGTGGTCTTTCATATTAGACTTCCAGTCAGTAACATCTTGAGCCATCGGTACTTCAGTATGTAGCCAATGTGCTTGTTGTTGTTTTAACCAGTAATCAAATGCTTTGGGATATTCGAAGGGCTTATATACAACCCTTTCATCAAGTAAACTCATATATCTTTATATATTTTTAGGTGTTTTAGACAGAAAGACCCGTTGGATAATTCCTTCGGGCATTTTATAAATATGATATATATTCACGATTCTGCTAAAAAAGTTTTAATTAAATTTTAATTTTTCCATTGTGCCAGCATCTAGGTTGTAAACAGGCTTATTAGGCTGTTCTGGTATATGTTCAGTAAGAGAAGCTTTCTCTAAAAATTCTATGTGACCATTATTAGTATCCATCTTAACATTGTATGTCATACCATCTTGACCATATCTATTTTTCATAACGTGAACTCTACCGGTACCTAAAACTTTATCTTCTTTCTGACGGGATAAAGATAAACAAATATCGGCAACCATCATCTTATCGTAACTACCAGCTGCTTTGTCGCCTTCTATAACATTATCTCTGGCTCCCATTCTATTTACCTGAGAAGGAGTAAGAATTGGTATCTTTAAATCTTTAGCTAATCCTTTAGTTGCAATAAATACATCATCAATCTCATCTTTACGTTCTGAGAATCTACTTTTAGAAGGAGCTCTAAGATAATCTACGTAATCTATAACTACTAAGTCAGGTTTATGATCCATATCCATACATTTCTGTATATGAGATTTAATAGTATTAACAGTTGCTCCTTTAGGAGGATATTCTTTAACTATAAGTCTACCTTTTAGTTCATCTACGTATTTTTGGACTTCCTTACGGTGTTTATTAACCTCATCAATAGAGTACCCTGTAAAGTAGCAATCAAATCTTTTACCCACATAGTCCTCTCCGAGCTCGAGCGTATAGTAATTAACTTTATACCCAAGCTTAACAGCATGAGCAGCAATAGCAACCATAGTCCACGACTTACCGCCACCAGGATTACCAAAAATAATACCCAAGTCACCAGGCCCAAACCCACCTTGTATACCATCATTAAGAATAGACCAAGGAGAAGGAATGGTAGGACGGTAATCAGTTCTATACCTAGTTTCAACATCTTTATTATACTCATGTCCCATATTTTTATCCATACCTGCCTTCATAGCTTTCTCTACCATATTTCTAATACCGTCAAAGTCTCCTTCCTTTAGTAGATCAGCTGAGTTAAGTATAGCGTTTTTCATTTCTTGATTCTTACAAAAAGTTTGAAATTCTTCTTGTACGTACTCAAGGTCGTCTTGAGTAGCTTGATAAGAGTTTCTAAGTTCCTCTTTAAGAGCTACTTGAAGTACTTCGTTTTCAACTTTTTGAAGTTCTACTTTAAGAACATCCATAGTAATATTAGTATGATACTTATCGAAATATTCACATATTTGTTTAATAATCCATTTATGTGAATCAGCATCAAAATAATGATCGTGAAGTACATCTCTAACGTTTAAAAGGAATTTTTTATCAGTTAATAATGATCCTAAAACCTTTAATTGAAATCCTTTCCCGTACTGTTGTAAACTCTTTAATGTCATTTATAACCTTTAATTTAATATAATTACTTTTTTCCTAATAACCAACTTGATGATTGAATTTTATCTCCTAATCCATCAATTAATTCAATACCGAATCGATCACAAATATCTTTCTCTGGGATTGTATCATTTGTTTGATCTCCTCCGTTAGCAAAAGCAAGTTTCATTGAACCAAAAAATTTGTCAACCATTGCTTTTAAAGTTTTATTTTGAGTTAAATCTTTATCAACTGATATCCATGCCATATCTACTATACTTAATGCCCTAATAATTTCAATTCTTTCATCTTGGTCTTGAAAAAATTGAGTACCTTTTAACTCTCTCTGTATATCATTATTAACTAAAACTATAAGTATATCTCCTACCTGTTTAGCTTTTTTAAATAATTCTAAATGTCCTTTATGTAACGGATTAAAGTACCCGCTAACTATTACTGCTTTTTTCATAACTTTCTGATATTAACTTTTTAAACTTGGTTGTGCTCCAACCGTGATCTCTATTAAGATAGTGAATAGGTATCTTTAAATCATCTCCAGTAAAAGGCTTATTCGTATAATCATCACCTAAAAACCTTACATTAAATTCACCAACTCTTAATAAATCGTACAACTGTTCTTCATAAGTATATCTAATAACATCATCTACATATTTTAAAGACAGTAGTATTTTTTTTCTTTCATCAGAAGAAAGTATGGGTTTATGCTTGTGAGGTCTTTCTATTGATGGATCAGTATGAAGCAGAACTATTAACACGGTACAGTTCTTTTTCATTTCTTCAAACATCTCAATATAACCTGGATGTATAACGTCAAAGTTTCCTGCTATAACTCCTTTAGTCATTACTTCCAAGGTAACATAGTTATACCTATTTTATTTAGTAACCATTCTATAAATAAGAATACTATACCGCATACTACTATTTGATAGAACCACCATTTCCATCCTGTTAATGATAGTGCCCATTTACGCAGCGGTGATTTTTTCGCCAAGTCAAATAATCCAGACTTTTCACCAATCTTACCAGCCCAGTAGTTTGGATCTATTATATCTCCTAATTTTTTTAAAAATTTAATCATAATACTGTTGTTAATCTTCTAAAATTTTGTAACCATCCATCAGTATTTTTAGTAATACCTTCTATCTTATCTTGATCTAATAAATTAAGAAAAACTCCTGATTGTAAATCTGGTACTGGTTGTTTAAGAACTTCATTAATATATTGCTTTTCTTTATCATCTAAGCTTGATTTATGTAAGTCCATCAATTCAAAGTTAGTTTCTACTTTATTCCAATTGTGAATAATTTTAGCAAAAATCTTTTTACCCTCTAATTTTTCTTCAGATACTTTAAAAATATAATCAAGATTAACTTTCTTATTTAATAATTTAGGAAATTCAGATACTAAAGTCTTAATTCCTAATCCTTTGACTCCTTGTAGATTATCTGAGTTATCTCCTAATAATGCTTTAACTACGTTGTAATTCTCTGGTAATACCTTAAGTTCATTAAAAATATTATCCTTTGTAAAAGTTTTCTTTTTGACAGGAGCATAGACCTGAATAGTGCTATCGATTAATTGAAGGAAGTCTTTATCTGAAGAAACGATAGTACATTTTTTGACGTTAGAGTCAGAAGCTTTTTTAGCAATCCATGCCATAATATCATCAGCTTCTAACTTTTCCATAACTATCTGATGTACTGGTAAGCAATCTAAATAGTCTTGGGTTCTAAATAATTGACCAATAAGAGCTTCAGTTTCTTCTTCTTTACTGTCATATAGGCCCCAATGTGTTATTCTTGAAGTAGCTCTTTGAGCTTTATAGTTAGGGTCTATATTTTGCCGGTTACCGGATCCTCCTTTACCGTCCCATACTATTATAACTCTAGTAGGATCAAATATACGAGTAACATATCCTAGAGAGCGAAGAAACCCAACCATCCCACCAATATGGGTACCAGTTGGATTCATCGCTTTCAGGAGCGAGAACGATCTAATCAACGTATTCATTCCGTCAACTAACATTATATGATCGTTCAGCGCACGAGGAGGGGTTTCCTTCAAGTTTTTAAAGATATCAGAATGCTTCACTAATCTAAGATATTCGGGGTAATAGGAGTTTCTTCTAAGTCTCCTTCTTCGATAAGATCAAAATCAACTGATCCAACTAATTTTAACCAGTGATCTTTATGATCATCTTTATATCTATCTATAGCTCTTTTATCGTCCGGAATGAAACCATGAGGAGTCATAACTATTCTACCTCTAGACTGTACTCCGCCTATATGATTCTTTTCTACTTGTACGTTAGTACGTTTAGCAAACTCTACTTGCATACCTGCTTTGATAGCTTTTATCTTAGACGTACCTGGGTTAGTAATATTACCAAAAGTAACTACTAAAGTAGAATCGTACCACATAGACATACCACCTTTATTTTGAAGTTTAGGTTGTCCCATTGGTGATTCAGGCTTCATAGTCCATACTTTATTAATAGCTACTAACGTATTAGTATAAGGAGAGTTTTCCTTACGAGATAATAATATCTTCTGATTTAAATTATTACCGAATTGAGTAGACATAGCACCAGCATTCCATTCATTATTATTCTTATTAGAACGTACTGAAAGGTCACAAGGTACTGAGCCAATACTATCCCAGAAAAAACACATATCATAAGGTAGATTACCTTTAGCTTGTTCGTCCATAAGATCAGCAATATAAACTGCTACATCTTCAATAGTATTAAGAGTACCTCTATCTGAATAAAGGAAATGTCCTTCGTAATCAGTTACTGTACCATTTTCATCTCTTACCTCTTCTACTTCTAATCCCATCTCTTTAGCATGTTCCCAAGACCATTTCATCTCGGTGATAATAAAAACCGGGAGAATGCCCAGCTTTTGAGCATTCACCGCAGCTTCTATTAGGGCAGTAGTTTTGCCCGTATCACTATGTCCACGCAAGAGAGTGATATGTCCGGTAGGTATACCGGGCAGTGAGGTAATATCTTGAAAGGCTTTAGATAGAGGTATCCATCCTTGCTCCTTAAATTTAACAGAAGCGTTAGAAAAACCTTTCTTCTTTTTAAAATTCGATAAATTAAACGACTTACGTACTGATTCAGTCGCTTTAGCTTGTACTTCTTTCTTTTTAGCCATTATTCATTAAATAGATCATCAAACTTACTTACAGTGTCTCCATTACCAGCAGTCGCAGTTTCTAACGTAAAGTCAGACTTAGCAGGAGTGGCAGGTTCAGCACCGGCAGCAGGTAGATCTTCTTCAACAGTAGCTGTAGGGTCTAAGTACTTTTGTAGTTGCTTTTTAACAAAGTCATACTGCAATGGTTTATGAACCTCCATAGGATCGGGTTGATTCTTAATCCATGTATCAACTAAATCATTATTATCTGATAATGCAGTTTGCTTAGGTTTAATTCTTACTGTGGTTTGTGGATAAGGATTACCTTGTACTTGTTCTACAACTAAGTCCCATCCGTTAATAACATCAGTAATATCACCTATATCTTCGTCAGCTATAAGTGCAAGTAAAGCTTTGTATATAGTAATACCAAAGCCCCATAACCTTACTCCTTGATCTTCTTGTCCTCTTACTACTACAGGAGCAAAGATTCTAGTCTTAGGAGTTAGTTTACCAGCTAAAGACCAATTATCTTTATCAGATGTTTTCTTTAACTCGTTTACAAATTCTTCGATAGGGTCTTGTTTACCGAAGTTCGACAATGCGATCATAGGTCTATCTCCAACTCCATAATGGAATTTGAGTTCTTTAAAAGGCATTGCAGGATCGAAAGCAGATGGTACTAATCGTACTGTTTGCTTTCCTAATTCAGGTTTCCAAAATATTTTGGTGTAGTCAGTTTTTTCTCTTTCCTGACCGTTGTTGTTTAACGCATCAAGTTTTGCGCGGATAGCATTTAAGTCCATATAACTAATTTAATTTATAACGTTTATTTTAATAATATAAGAAAAAGATCTTAACGATCCAACTCTTCTATACGAAAAAGTTTCGTATTAACTCTTTTAAGTTCAGAGCCTTTGGTAAGTAGTATACAGTTTCTATAATCAGGCCAGTTGATCCTATAGGTGGTATCTAAGACACCTCCGTTTAATTCTTTTATTAATGTATTAAGAGCATTAATTGTATATAAAGTATTAGATCCTTTTTTCCTGTGGACAAGAATCGTGTTAGGAAGAAAATTAGATACATTACCAAAATCGACATTGTATGTCAATATGTATTCATCTTGGCTTTTGGAGTAAAGTACAAAAATTTTATTATAAATAATTTTATACTTATCTTTAATAACCTCCAGGATGTTATCTAATTCGTCTTCTGTAGTAAAAGTACAGAATAATTTGTTACTCATATCTTCGTATAATCCTATTGGGTCAAAATCGTAGTCGAAACTAATTTGGTTATGAATGATATTCATTCTATTATAAATATGAGTTACTAATCTAAAACTAAGTTATCAGAAAATTTATGCTTTACTGGATATTTATTTCCAGACTCTAAAATTTCTTTAATCTCTTCCAACGTCTGCTTACCATCATTCTTACTAAAGTCAAATAAAAGAGCATCGTAAGTATATAAGACTACATTAGTATGTTTATCTTTAAGGTAATCTAATATATCTTTTAAGATAAGAATATTTCTAGAAGTCTCCAACGATTGCATTACATAATTCATTAACTTTTGAGGATTCATATCTTTTAACGTCTTAGTGAACGCTTTATTACTAATTGGCGCCAAGACTCTTCCTTTAGTTTCGTATTCGGACCAAAGTCCTTTAATGAATTCATCGATTTTTGTAAACACTTCGAGAAAAGCGTATTTCTCTGGTATCTTTCCGTAAATTGCATGAAAGTTAATCTGTTTGGCTTTATTGTATTCTTCATCTGTTATTTCTTCTTTATTAAAATATTGTTTAGCAAGCTGCTTATGAGCTGATTCTTCGGTTAACGGATAGTTAATCTGATCACAAAGTAAACGCAAGTGATAACCGTCAAAGTCAAACTCAACAAAGATGTCGTTTTGAGGTCTGAAACATTTCCTATGTTCTGCAGATTTAGGAATAGCAGCGAAATTAACGCTATTAAAAGCATTAGTTGGTCTAGAGGTAGCATTGTATAAATTATATGATGTTAGTACTGTGTTATTAATAGTATTTAAAATAGGATTTTTAGGATTAAACATTTTGTTAAAAGCCTCATAATAAATACCGAGTCCAGATTGTTCTAATAAAAAGAAAACATTAGTAGCTGTTTTATTGTAGAACTCAAAGTTATCAGGAATTTCAATATTAATATATTTATGAACTTTATCGTATATATTTTCTGAAATTCCATATAAACTACTTAACGGTATGTAAGAATTTATATTAAGTGGGTAATTAAATTTATTATTAAAAAAGTTTATTAGAGCACTATCTCTTGAATACTCTAATCTTTCATAATACTTAGATGTATAAAGTAATGATATGTCTGTGGCAGACTGTAAATTAAAGTGGTAGAGAAGGTTCTTTCTATCTAATGTATAAAGTTTTGAAGCTTTATTAAGCATCTCATATACATAAGATTTATCTACATTGAGTCCGTCTGGGTGATCTATAGGAATTATAAAACCATGCTTAGAAGTAAGAGGTCTAATGTATACTGCTAAAGTTTTAGCAAGTTTAGGGTGTAGATCGAAATTGTTAGGAATTATATCAACATAATAACCTAACCTCGATAAATCTTTTAACCTTTGAAGCTTTTCTTCTTGTTCGACTATATAAAACACTAAAACCTTTTTAGTAATATAAGAATATTTTTTTATCTTACAAACTGATCTGGGTTATTTAATATTTGAACTTCTATTCCTGGTAACTCTTCTTCAGCTTTTTTGGTTACGTCTATATTTTTACTTCTTACTCCAGGAAATAAATAACCGTTTAATTCTTGATCTTCTACTTCACCTGTAATGTTCCAAGATATTTTAACTGTTCTTATATATAATTTACTTTCTTGTACTTTTATTAAGTAGTTTTTTTTATTTAACTCAATAATTTTTCCATTTCTACTATCTTTAGCGAAGTACCTAATAATAAATCCTTTTTTATAATCTTTTTCTGTAGGTGAAATAGTATCGCTATAAAACCCAGCTTCTCTTGCTATACTTTCGTCAGGAACAAATATTAAAGTTTCTGATTTAGAAGTTATTGAAGTACCTTTATAATATTTTCCTTGAAAATCTTTAACAAATTCTCCAGTATATCTAATATTAGTTTTAGGATCTATAAGTTTTCCTAAGATCTTTCCTCCAACTTTTTGTTTTATTTTAGGTATATACATTAAAAAATATTATAAAATTGAGTACTTATAGTTGTATACCATCTATTATCTGTTCCTATTTCATTTTCAAGACCTGTAATAATATATCCATACTTATTGTATTTTTCAGGAAGTAGCCCTTCTTTAATTTTGAAAGCTAAACCTACTTTAAATCCTGTAATACCTAACATCTTAATTGAAAGTTCTACAGGTACTACTCCTGGGGTTATTGGGTTAGGTTGTTGAGCAATATGTTCCCTTAGTAACCTTTTGATTAATGCTGTATTAGCAGGTTTCAATTCAGACCAAGTAGCTCCTAAATAGTCAGCATCAAATTCGTTGAAATCACTAAATACTTCGATTAAGTCTTCAATAAATTCAGCTTGTGCTTCTTCAGTTTTTTTAGCTTGTTCTTCAACTTTTTTATCATTTGGCCTTTTAATAGGAATAATTCTATCAATTGCACCTTTATTCCATTGTAAAATAGTTGATACATTATCTTTATAATTACCAGAGCTACCTTGAGCAGCTATAGAAACCTGGGCAGCTATTTGACTAGATATTTTACTTGAAAGTCCTATATCTACTACAGTTGAATTAAGTCCTGTAAGATTTAATGCTTCCATATTTCTAACTTCTTCTCTTTCAGGATTTTTCCTATCTACTATAGTATGTTCACCTTCTTCAGTCAAACTAATATCTAATTCGTTTATACCTCCGAATGCTTCATTTATACCTGTAAGTATAGATTGGAATACATCTAACATTCCTACTTCTTCTGTATCTGCTGCATCTAATACACTATCGATGGCTGTTTTAACGTATTCAGTCGAGACCATAATATTATGTATCTTATCATGGCCGCCTTGACTTTTAGCAAAATTTTGCACCTCTTTATGTAAACCTCTTTTTGAAATAATAAACTTAGATGTTTCAATACCTGTTTGAGAATTTTCTGGTATTTTAGGTACAATAGCTACTAAAGGGTCTAATGAATAATGTTGCGGAAAAGTTAAATACTTATTAGGATTATCTAGTACAAATTTAGAGAAGCTTGTTTTAGTTGTAGGGTCTTTAATAGCAATAAACAAATTGAAAATATCTACTACAGTATAAAGAGGTATATACCTTACGTGAATATCACGTTCGTTAAAATAAAGAGCATATTTACCTTTTACTATATCCAACTGAAATCCAAAAGCTTTGAAATCTTTTAACTTATTTGCAAATTTAGCAGATTTAAAATGATTACGAACAGCTTCTTTTCCATCAATAGCTATACTAGTTAATGTTGAAGTAGTTTCTAATGCACCAAAAATAGCATGATATATAGATTTTCTATGTTCATTATTTTTCTCTATTTTTTTCTTTAATTGATCAGTAATGTCTTCAGTATTACCAGTTTTTATAGAATCTAAAACTGTTCCTCTTGAAACTATTCTTAAACTACAATCATATCCGCCATCTGATCTATACTGCCAACTAAAATTAGTTATAAAACCAAATAAAGCATCATATTGAAAATCAGATTGTTCTCGTTTAGTAGCTATTTCTTCTTCTATTGATTCTGCTGAAGTCCCTTCTTTATTGAAAAAATCATCATCACTCAAAGAAAAACTTTCAGAGCTTACTTCTTTACATTCACTACTTGGAGTAACTATTACTGAATGACCCCATTCCAATAAACAGCTATAACCTGGTCTAAAAAACAATAATTCAGCAGATTCTAAATCTTCTAATGTCCAAACTACGAAATCTACTTCAGCTTGCTGTAAAGTACCGTAAGTATTTTTAGAAGCTACTTTAAAATTAGTAATACCGGGCATAGGTCTATAACCTAATCTATCATTAAACGTATAAGCAGGACTTTTGTCACCGCCTACACCCTGTTTTATAGTATACCCTGAACCTTTTTCGTAACTTTGTCTACCGTTAAATAAAATAAATTCTTTTGCCTCAGTTGATTTACCTGATAATTTAAGCTTTCCTGTAGGATCTTTTTCAAATTGTTCTACCTCCGTATCAGTAAGTTTATTTATGCTTGATCTTAATTTTACCCAAGCAGTATTTGAATTTATAAGGCTATGTTCTCTAGGAGTTTTAGTATTGCTACTATGAAAAGCTTCTCTAGCTTTTATAACTTTAATAACCTCTGGAGATACAGGACTACCGAACGTTTCATTTCTTTTCATTACCTATTCTTATTAAGATTACTAAATAAACCCTTTACATCCAAAGATTTAGCTGGTATTCTTAATTGAACTCCTTGTTCTACTATTAATCCGTCTTTTTTTGAGTTATTAGCTGATGCTATAACCCACCATAAACTTGAATCACCGTAGAACTGTCTAGCTAAAGTATCATATCTATCTCCTCCGGTTGTAATAACGTAAATATCATCTTCAGTTTCAGGTATAGTAGGGT